ATAAATTGGTGGTAACTTTACCTCCAGTTACAGGAGTATTTTGTTTAAAAATATTATCAGCAAATCTTGATATCTGACTCTGGAGTATTGTTTGAGATTGTGTTAACTCTCTTGCTTGAACGGCAAATCCAGGTTTAAAAAGAATTCGGTGAAAATTCTTTGACGGATCAAAGTCATCGTAATAAGGGTCAACATTAAAATTCAGAGCCATTTATTATACCTTTTATAAATTAATATCCTAATACAATTTTTACTTGTTCTATACCATCAGCACTTCTTTGAATACCAGTTCTATTTTCAATATATGTTATGACACCGGAAAATGGAATAAAATCTGGAAAGCTATAAGATAGTAAAGTTCTTGTTGTTAATGATGATCTTCCGAACACTGGAGCATTTTCAACTAGGGTTCCTATCGTATTTATAGTCTTTAAAATATTGGCAGCTGGGTCAAAACTTAAAACTGTGGCTTTAAATGTAGCTGTTTCAAAACTACTGCCTTGCCAAACAATTTCGTCATTGGTGTAAACACCAAAACCTGGAGCAACAACCAAATCAGTAGTTGTTTTGTATATGTTCAGACTTGCTCGATTTAAATTTGACTGTGCTACAGGATTAACCAATAATCCTAGTTGAAAGAAATCGATATCTACTGGAATATAACCATTTTCACCACCATCGAATTCACAACACAACATAACATGAGAACACCCTAATTCATTTACAACATCAAATCCGTGACCGCCTATTGGAGAAAGAGGGCCATAAACCACCGCATTAGATCCTAATGCAGAAGTTACAGTTACATTAGCAAAAGTATATCCTGTTCCTGGATTGGTTACAATAACGTCATTTAATGCACCATTAATCACCTCTGCTGTTGCGGCTGCTCCAGTACCATCACCAGTAATGACAATAGAAACGGCTGCATTAAGTGAATCATATCCTGATCCACCATTTAATACATTGATGACATCTATATTACCTGAGCCAGCTGAAGTGGCTGAAACTGGAGTTGTGTTACCTGAATCAATCGTGACAGGCATCCAATAATCATCCATAAAAGTTACTTTTTTTCCTGAATCAACGGTGTACATATACTTCCATTTATAACCATCGACACCTTGAAAGATGTTGCTTGTATTATAAACTCCTGGTTCAAAATATGGTTCTACTGTTGATGGTGCTCCGTTATCATTCCATAAACATTTAAATACTTGGTCATATTTGTTTTTAACATAGAACCGTCTAATTAAAAGTCCAATGTTATTTTTCTCAAGCATATCAATATTATCTTGATAATAGTCATAAATTGTATTATTTTCCCAATCAATCCTTTCAATAACAGCAGATACCAAATTGTTTGTAATTTTCTTTATTACAAATATATTTTTAAATATTTTTTTGAGAGCCAACTGGTCTTGTGTTGGATCTGGAGGATTTTGTGGATCCGGCCAAGGGTCAACTTTTGATAAAAACGCATAAATTGATGACACAGGTAGATTGGTATTAGGTAAAGTGGCGACCGGCGAAAAATATACTTGTTCAACCGATTCTGATTCAGCACCATGAGTTAGAAGATTTTTATTTGCCATAGTATGTATTTATTAAGCGTGTTGAACTGTTACGAATGTATTTGCAATATCACCATCAATGCTGAAATACTTTAGATAAGCAGAACTCGTTGCAGGTATAGTAAATGTTGTCGAATTAATGGTTGAGTTTAATGCTGAGCAACCATGAGTGACCGTTCTTTGAGTTCCGCCGGTATTCGTTAACCAAACTTCAACAACTTTACCAGTAACAAAATTACTATGTGATATAGTTAAGTCTGCAACCAAATTGGCTTTAATCATCGAATCTGTCCGATAATCTATTGTGATTGCAGTTTGATTGCCAACCGGTAGTCTTGGTGTGTATACAAAACCTTTTTGTGGTTCAACTGCACCAGTAAATATAACAGAATTTCCATTAAATGTTGCAATATTGGTTAATGTATTTGAACCAATTGTGCAGTTCCAAAATTGAATTCGTGATCCAGTGTTTGCGTCTGTGTAATTTTCTGCTGCTACGAAATCAATACGACCTGTACCAAATGTTTGAAACTTTGTATTTCCATAACCATTTGCCGAAAAACGACCAATAATATCATTGGCTTGCACCGGTGCTGGACTACCTAGTGTGCCTCTTGCTGTACGAGAAGCATATACAGAATATGCACCTGTACCATATGAATCAGTAATGATACGAGCAGGCACACCATTCTTACCAGAAATATGAATCATATAACCATCATTAGCTGGTGTTGCAGGTGGAACTCCACTAGCCGAAATTGTTACAGCAGCTTCTGTTGCAGAAAAATTGGAGTTTGCAAAAACTACGGTACCGTTGGTAGTTAATTTGCGTGAAACATTAAAGTCACCAGCAGTAAATATATTTGTTGTATTGGCCAAAGCATTATTAGCCGTATTTCTAGCAGGTTGGTCAATTGCGGAACCAGTAAATGCCGTTCTTTGAATGGTGTTGTCAGGAAATAACAAAGTACCATTTGCAACAAATGTCCAAGTATTAGATACTGCTTGGAGTAATAGATTCTGATTTTGAGTTGAAACTACAGTTATAGAAGGACTTGACGCTGGAGGTGATGTTATAACTGTTAGAATATTATTTACATTCATTGTTCCTGCTACGTTCAAATCACCACCAAATGTTCCTGATGTGTTAGCCAATGCATTATTGGCTTTGTTAAACGCAGCCCACGCAGCATTGTTGGCAGTAGTTATGTTGGTGTTTTGAGTAAGATTAACACCTTGTACCACAGCAATATTAGATGAGATTGCATTATCAATACTGGATGAATGTATACCTGTACGACTAATATAACCTACAATATTTTGAGATGTTGTACCACCAACAATAAAATTGATAATAGCATTAGATGTGGCCGTTCCAATTACCAAATTACCAATTGGTTGATTATCGAAAGGTCCATGGACATACAAATAACCATCGTTTGGCAACATTGCTGAGTAGTTTGGATCACTAAATGTTGATCCATTAACACCCATGTTAATAAATCCGTTAGCATCTATTCCGTTGTCAGCTGTCGCAACAAAATCACTTGATCCGTTGCCAGTAAAATTCTGTAAATTAACTTGGAAATATGTTTGACTGTTTCCACTAAATTGACCAACGGTATTTGGAAATAAGATATTATTATTACCCACAACCAATGAATTGTTTAAATACAATCTTTGAGCCAATGAAGTTGCCGATATTTTACCTGTTGTTAGTGTTGGTAAATCAACTCCAACAAATATTGTATTTGATGTGTTGGAATTTAAATTAATCCCAGCTAATTCTGAAATTTTTACTGTTGACATTCTTTTTTTATCCTAGTAATAATATTAAATTGTTTTCCGTTGTTAATGTTCTTCCATCCTCAGTTGCTAATTGTGGGAAATATTGTATTCCTCGTGGGCCATAAATCACCACGTTACCAGAATTAATACTTCTGTTGACAGCCATGAGTGAACGTGCATTAGCAGTTAGATTGGAAGTTAAAGTAAGCACACCGGTTGCATAATTAACACTTTGAACTACTTTTTCTGTATTGTTTGCAACTAAAATCTTATCTCCAGAAAATACAATATCTTCTAACTTATTTCTGGTATTACTGTAATTTCCATTATTAATAATGTCATACGCATCAGTAATTGTCAATATATTTATCAAGTTGGAGTTAGCATTTGCTTGAATAGTAGCAACATTTGAAAAGGTTAACCAAGTCCAAGTGTTTAAAGTTACTGTATTGGATGCATTATTAACAGAAGCAACGGAAGACCTTACATTTAACCCATTCTGAGTAGTAATTTCAATGATACTATTGGAGAATATAAAGTTGTTTAATTGGGCTCCCGCCAAATCATTGAACTGAAGAATGTTATTACTCTTATTGGTGAAACTACCAACCATAGTTACATTGGAAGGTGGATAATTTGTGTAAAACTGTAACGGCTCTCCTTGATATACGGCACTTTGTGATTGTAAATCAAATTCAGAGTTCGAACCTAGAGCATATCTACCCAAAAGCTTTAATCCTGTTGGGTGTAATAGATTTAACAAAATATCTCTATATTTTGCAATTTCTTTTTGTACTGTAATTTTGTATGTGAAGTTATTATAGTTATTACTTTCTAATACACTATATCCGCTTGGTTGGCCTCGACTATCAATATATTGACCTTGACTAATGTTTAGACCATTTAAAAATGTTGCGGTAGCTAACGCACGGCCATCACCATAAATTTTTAATCCATTGCTATCAAATGAATAATTTGGATCGGTATAGGCAACGTTTGCCATTATGAATGATGGAGCGGTTTCAAACTTTAAAGGAAGATTTGGATTTGGTGTTGAAGTATACTCAAATACTCTTAAACTATACAAAGAGTTTAGTGGGTTATTATCACGAACAACTAAATCGATTGAATCAACTAAAGAAGAAAATGTGGCTGTATTTGGGCTTGATCCTTGATAACAAATATCAAGTCTTTGTGGAAGAGTTAAAAGAGATGCATTTGATGTTAAAATGTCCATTACTCGTAACGAAACATTCGGACTTTCAATGTAATCTTCACCAGCATTTAAAATGTTAATTGTACTAATCGAACCTGTTCTATTTGTAACAACTGAAAAAGTGGCTCCTGTGCCTAATATTGCAGGAACAAAAAGACTCGCATTTGATGCCTGCACATTGGCTGATACTACATTTAATGTTGGTAGTGAATCATTCCTGTATCCTAATCCTCCTAGAGGGTAATTTATAATGTTACTGCTGTGTACATATCTAACTGCGGTGATTGTACCATTGGCACTAACACTAGTGACGTTTGCATATGCTCCATAACCAGAACCTCCACTAATAACTATGATGTCATTTGCTACGTAGCCTTGACCACCATTTGCAATTTGTATTGGCCCCAAAATACCTAAACTACTCAAATCTGAAAAACCAGAATTTGTAACATATCTTTCTAGTGCAGATACTTGGGGAGTCTGTGATATTCCTCCACCACCATTTGTTACAAAAACGGAAGATATTGGATATGTGGTGAATGCCATAAAGGCAAGCGCATTTATTAGTGTTGTATTTGCATTTGCTGCTTGATTGTTTATGAAAAAGGAGTATTGAGTATTTCCAATTTGTGTAGTCGCAGATATACCAATCGTGTTAGGTGAGATAAATGAAACGTTAGCTGTTTTGGTTGGATTAGCATCGACCGAACCAACAATTGCGGTTGCGGTTGGAGCATTGGTGATATTGATTATTGTATTTGGATTTTCTTGATATCCAAAACCACCTGTAAGCACATTGATTCTTTGTATTGAACCTGTTGTGGTTGTGCCAACTTCAGCAGTAGCACCGTTGCCTGTGTTGGCAGACAAACCACCATAAACAATAACCGGATCACCGGGCACATAAAATAATCCTCTATTGTTTGGATCAATTTTAATTTGACTAATTTGACCAACAATTTTTGCTCGAAGTACTTCTGCGCCAGTTGGGTAATTACCATTTATATCTTTTTCT